CTGCAAGAACAGATTTAATCGCAGACTCATGGTTCTCACCTGCTGGTTTTAGCAGAGGAGTAATTAGAGGTGCTGTTAAGTTAGCATACAATCCAACTAAAACACAAAGAGATACTTTATATAGAGCTAGAGTAAATCCAGTTACAACTTTTCCAGGACAAGGCACAGTCTTGTTTGGAGATAAAACTGCTTTAAGTAAGCCGAGTGCATTTGATAGAATAAATGTAAGAAGATTGTTTATTATTTTAGAAAAAGCAATTTCAACAGCTTCTAAATTTCAATTATTTGAATTTAATGATGAATTTACAAGAGCTCAATTTAGAAATCTTGTAGAACCATTCCTTAGAGATGTACAAGGCCGAAGAGGAATAACAGACTTCTTGGTTGTTTGTGATGAAACAAACAATACTGGAGATGTAATTGATAGAAATGAATTTAGAGCTGACATATTCGTTAAGCCAACTAGATCAATTAATTTTATAACTTTACAGTTCATTGCAACGAGAACAGGTGTTGCATTTGAAGAAGTGATAGGAGCGTAGAACCATGCCAAATATAAATGACTTTAAAAGTAAATTAAAGGGCGGTGGCGCTCGTGCTAATCAATTTAGAGTAGTAATGCCTTTTCCAGGATTTGCATCCCTTGGCGGAGAAACAGAAAATATGAGTTTCTTATGTCATAGTACTAGTTTGCCAGGAATGACAATTGGAGAAGTGCCAATACCATTTAGAGGTCGGGAACTTTATGTTGCAGGAGATAGAACTTTTGCTACATGGGCAACTACAGTTCTAAATGATTCAGACTTTAAAATTAGAAACGCATATGAAAGATGGATGAATGGTATTAATAATATGTCTGATAATGAAGGATTAGTAAATCCTGCTGATTATCAAGTTGATGCTTTTGTAGACCAATTAGATCGAAATGGAAATATAATTAAATCGTATACTTTCAGAGGAATGTTTCCAACAACAATAGATGATATTGCTTTGGGTTATGCTACTAATAATGCAGTAGAAGAATTTGTAGCTACTCATAGATATCAATATTTTGAAACAAATACGACTACTTAATGTTTTATAAATATTAGTAGAATTGAGGTAAAATATAATGGCCGAACTATTTGGGTTTAAAATAGAGCGTTTAAAATCGCCTACAACCGATCCAAGACAAAACATAGTCCCACCTCAAGCAGATGACGGAACACAAACCGTCCCTGCTGGTGGGTACTTTGCGTCTTATGGTGGGTTTGATCAGACAGCAAGAAATGAATTAGATTTAATAAGAAGATATAGAGAAATTTCTTTACATCCAGAATGTGATTTAGCAATTGAGGATATAGTTAGTGAAGGACTTGTATCTAATGAAAATCAACAATCTGTACAATTAGATTTAAGTAAGATAAATTATAATGATGGTATTAAAAAGAAGATAAGAGAATCTTTTATAGAAGTATTAGATTTATTAAATTTTGATACCAAAGGCCATGATATTTTTCGTAGATGGTATGTTGATGGTAGACTATATTACCATAAAATTATTGATGCAGAATCTCCCAGACTAGGTATAACAGAAATAAGATATATTGATCCTCGTAAAATTAGAAAAATACGAGAGGTTAGAAAAAATAGAATAGATGGCCTTCCAGGTATAACTGCTTTTCAAGACAAGTATCAAGAATATTATGTGTTTAATGAAAAGGGAATACATCCAACATCAGCTTCAAATACAGGTGGTGTACAAATATCAACAGACGCAATAGCTTATTGTACTTCAGGTTTAGTAGACCAAACACACAATCAAGTATTATCCTATTTACATAAAGCAATTAAACCAGTTAATCAATTAAGAATGATTGAGGATGCTGTTGTTATTTACAGAATAGTTAGAGCTCCTGAAAGAAGAATATTTTATATTGATGTAGGAAATTTACCTAAAATTAAAGCAGAACAATATTTAAGAGATGTCATGGCAAGATATAGAAATAAACTTGTCTATGATGCAAGTACTGGTGAGATTAGAGATGATAGAAACTATATGTCAATGTTGGAAGATTTTTGGTTACCTCGTAGAGAAGGTGGGAGGGGTACAGAAATTACTACATTACCTGGAGGACAAAATTTAGGAGAGATTAATGATATAGAATATTTCCAAAGAAAACTATATCGTTCTTTAAATGTTCCAATCAGTAGATTAGAAAGTGGTAGTGGTTTTAATTTAGGAAGAGCAGCTGAAATTAGTAGGGATGAAGTTAAATTTACTAAATTTGTAGGCCGTTTAAGAAAAAAATTTACTACATTATTTCACGATTTATTAAAGACTCAATTAATTCTAAAAGGTATTATTGCACCTGAAGATTGGGATGAAGTGGGTGGACATATTACTTACGATTTTTTACAAGATGGTTATTTTGCTGAACTTAAACATTCAGAAATGTTAAAAGAAAGACTTTTGCTTGCAGGTGAAATGCAAAATTATGTTGGTAAATATTATTCAAATGAATATATTAGAACTAAAATTTTAAGACAAAATGAGCAAGAGGTTAAAGATATTGATAAACAAATGGAAGGTGAAAATGTACAACCAGAAGAACAACCGAATAGCGATGAAAAGGATATAAATAGTAACAATGAGTAATGAAAATACAAAAAAATTTGTTAATTCACTTGACAAAGGCAATAGCGATCAAGCAAAGACTGATATTAAAAATTCTCTTGCTGATAAAGTTAGTGCTACTTTAGATGACAGAAAAGTTGCTGTTGCACAATCATTATATACTACAGATAATGCAACACAAACTGCTACTAAAGAGGTATCAGGTGATGAAAACAATAAGTAAATTTAAAGAAGAAAATATTACTGAATCAAATGACTATAAGCGCACAAGGCAATATAATAAATTATCGCCTAAAATGAAACGTGCTGTAGATATGATTTTTCGTAATGCAGATAATGATGCTGATGTAATAGCAGACTTTGAGCTTAATGTAAGAAAGGCTGCAAATAAATTTAAGGTAACTATAAGTAATCTTATGAAATATTTTGATAAAGAAACTTTAACAATTTTAAGGAGATAATAAATGGCTGCTAGACAAACAATTCTAACAGATAATTCCGCTGAAACAAAAGTATGGATCAGTTTAGACAATCATGGTTCTGCTGTAACTGTGGATGCTAGTGCGTTAGCAAATGCAAAAGCTACTGGAGATAAGTTACACGTTAGAAGAATTGACTGGTCTGTGGACAAAGAAATTAATATTTCTTCTACTGGTTCAGGTACAACTGATATGATAAATCTTGCTGGTGGAACAGCAGGGTCTTTCAATACACATATAATTAAAAATATTGCAACACAACCTGGTAACGCTACAGATGCAGATATAGTTGTAACGCCTGGTTCAGGATGTGATGGATTTGTTTATTTGGAATTATTAAAAGATCCGTCAGGTTGGTAGTAAATGGCTGATACAGTATCAAGTTTAACTTTAACAGATACTTCTGGTGTTAAATTTACAGCAAAATTTACAAACAGTTCAGATGGTACAGGAGAAACTTTAGTAAAAAAAGTTGATGCTTCTGCATTAACTTTTATGACCGAAGATGGTAATAGAACTATTGCTAAACTTTATTGGTCAATAAACACTTCAAATTCTAGGTCTGGAGTAGAAATTATTTGGGATGGCGCTACGAATGCGACAGCAGCTTTTCTATCAGGAAATGGTAATTGGGATTTAAGAACTGATGGAAATGAGATTACAAACAATGCTACGACACCTACAGGAGATGTTTTGTTTTCAACAAAAAATTTCGCAAACGGAGATAATTACACAATAATTGTTGAGTTTAGATAATATTTTGTATAAATAATACAAGAGATAGATACTAATGAAATTAATTACCGAAGAAATCCGAAACGTAAAATATATCGTAGAGCAATCTAAAGATGGTAAAAAAAATTATTCCATCAAAGGTATTTTTATGCAATCCGATGTCAAAAATAAGAACGGAAGAATCTATCCACAACATATTTTACAAAGAGAAGTAGTCAGATACAATAAAGATTTTATAAATAAAAATCGTGCATTTGGTGAGTTAGGACATCCTGAAGGTCCTACTGTGAATTTGGAACGTGTATCACATATGATCAAATCTCTCTATCCAGATGGAAATAATTTTATAGGGGAAGCAAAAATTTTAGATACCCCTTATGGAAAAATAGTGAAATCACTAATTGATGAAGGTGCAAGTCTTGGAGTGTCTTCCCGAGGTATGGGAACACTACAAAATACAGGTAATGCTAATCTAGTTAAAGATGATTATTACCTTGCTACAGCAGCTGATATAGTTGCAGACCCTAGTGCTCCAGATGCTTTTGTAGAAGGCATAATGGAAGGTAAAGAGTGGGTTTGGGACAATGGAAAATTGAAAGAACAAGATATTGACGAATTAAAATTACAGGTTGAACGAGCACAAAGAGAACAAAGAGCAGAAATTAATGCTCGTGTTTTTGAGAGTTTTCTTACAAAACTGTAATTTTATAAATATAGTTGACACAAAGTTAACTATTTTTTAACATAAGAAGGATAGAGGAGAAACCAATGGCAAATGGAAAAACAGACGCTATGGCGCCTAAAAAGAATGCTGCCCCAGCAATGCCCGCTCAATCTTTAAGTACGACTATTCAAAATGTAATTAAGAAAGCAGTTACATCACCGAATGATCCTAAAATAGATTTTGCACAAGGCGTTAACCATATTACTGGTGACGCACATCAAAAACGTGCAGGCACAGCTGATAGTATGCAAACTTTAAAAGCTTCATATATTCCTGAACAAGGAAATGGAGAGAAGGACGACAAAGCGAAAGATATTAAAGCTCAACATGATGATGAAAAGAAAAAAGAATTGAAAGCAAATGCTGATAAGGAAAAAGAAGTTAAAGAACAGGATGAAAAAGACAAAGAAGAATTGAAAGCAAATGCTGATAAGGAAAAAGAAGTTCAAAAAGAAGGTGAATTACCACCTGCTTTGAAAAAAGCAATTGACGCTAAAAAAGATAAAGAAGCTGTCAAAGAGCAAGACGAAAATGATAAAGAAGAATTGTAAGCTCAGCATGATGCAGAAAAGAAAATAGAAT